GGTTCACCATCAGCATGGTTTTGGTATAATGTCTCTTCGTATAGTATCGCACCACTTATGTACTGACCTAGACCAGTAGTGGTGAATAACATACCTCTGTATGCTTGACGATTCGCTTCAGTATTTTCAACATTGATACCTGCCAATCTCTTACCAACTGTGCCTGTAGATTCATCAACAGCAAGGATACCTTTTCCTCTTGTTGCTAATGCTTGTGCAGTTGATTTTAGTTCTTCTCTGTTCATCTTTATAATTTTTTTATATTTATTGGGACAAAAAAAGACCTCCCGTAGGAGGTCTTTGAGTTGGATATTAACCGATTGTAGGTGCAGATAGTGCAACCTGTGTAGACTCAGCAGATGCTAGGTCTAGTGGGAAGTTGTGTGCATTTCTTTCATGCATAACTTCCATACCTAAGTTTGCTCTGTTTAGAACATCACCCCATGTTGGGACGATTTTTCCGTTAGCATCAACAACTGACTGGTTGAAGTTGAAACCGTTCAAGTTGAATGCCATTGTGCAGATGCCCATAGAGGTCAACCACACACAAACTACAGGGAATGTAGCAAGGAAAAAGTGTAAACTCCTTGAGTTGTTGAAGGAAGCATACTGGAAGATAAGACGACCAAAGTAGCCGTGTGCTGCTACGATGTTGTATGTTTCTTCTTCTTGTCCGAACTTATAGCCGTAGTTTTGACTCTCGTTTTCTGTTGTCTCTCTGATTAGAG